AGCGCTGGGACGATTATGTCAGCGGCGCGTATTACTGCAACGCTTGGCAGCCGCGCGAGGACGATGACGACGACGAGGACGACGATCAGGAAGAGCGCGCTCCGATTAATCCTGATGGATATTCTCCTACTTCTGGCATGAAAGCAGAAGCCCAGCGCGGACTCGACTGGCGCAGCGAGTTCGGTCGCGGCGGCACTGAAATAGGTATTGCTCGAGCACGCGATATCGTGAATGGCAAAAATCTGCCATTCGAAACAGTACAACGAATGGTAAGTTTCTTCGCGCGACATGAAGTCGACAAGCAGGCTGAGGGATTCAGCCAAGGCGAGGATGGATATCCTAGCAATGGTAGAATCGCATGGGCACTGTGGGGAGGAGACGAAGGTAAGCGATGGGCAGAGAATATCTCTGACAACGCAGAACGCAAGGAGAACAAGAATATGGCTATCGAGTATCGGCAGTTCCATACCGAGATTCGGCAGGAAGGCGACGGACATACCTTCGAAGGATATGCCGCTATCTTCGACGCTGAGTCCGAAGGTCTAGCATTCCGCGAAGTGATCCGTCCTGGAGCATTCAGCAAGTCTGTTGCTGCTGCTAACAGGGGAGAATGGGAAGTGAAGGCACTTCAGGATCACGATCCTAAGTACTTCCTCGGATCAACCAAGACTGGCACGCTCTCGCTTCAGGAAGATGATCGCGGACTTAAGGTTCGCGTATCCCTGAATCCGGAGGTGACGTTCGCATCCGACCTCGCTGCTATGCTGCGACGCGACGGAGCTGCGATGGGTATGTCCTTCGGCTTCAGCGTTCCGTCCAAGGGTGACGGATACAACGACGACGGAGTGCGCGAGCTGACGAATGTGCGACTGCACGAAGTGAGCCTGCTTACAGGACACGAGCCAGCCTACCCTGCTACGGTAGGACTAGGCGCTGTTCGTGCGCTCTCGCAGCGCACTGAGATCGATGCGCAGAAACTTATGCGCGCATTCGACACGCTGCTTGCTGGGGCTCCGGATGCGGAAGCAGCAGAAACACTAGATCTCGCGATCCGCAAGGTCGCGCCAGATCTGCGTGAAAATGATGATGTTGACAGCCCTAAAGTGGTTGTCGAAGTCACGCAGGAAACAGGATCGGACGAAGCGATTCGTGCGGTTCCGTTCTCTGTGCGAGAACGCCAACTAGCGCTTGCTAAGTTGGAAATGAAGCAACCGAATCGCTAGGGCGCAGCACGAGGGCATTCGCACCACTGCTGGACGTACCACCGAATAGGTTCAAATAGTATAAACAAGGAGATAGAAATGTCTGAAGTAACTCAGGCGCTCTATAGTCAGTACCGCAACGATTGGGAAGAGGCTAAGTCACTTCTCGCTCGAGCAGCTGATGAGAAGCGCGAATTGACCGCAGAGGAGGAGCAGCGCTGGGATGCGTTGAACACCTCGATGTCGTCAAAGAAAACCAAGATCGATCAGGTCGCAGAGGCTGAGGATCGCTCCGAGAAGATCGGCGCACTCGCTGAACGCGCACTCAAGGTCGAGAAGTCCGTTAAGGCAGACAACGATGCAGACGTACTCCGAGCAATCGCCACTGGCGAGAAGCGCTCAGGTAAGTTTGAGATTCGTGCACTGGCTAGCGGCTCAGCGACTGTTCCCGTGACGTTCGCAGACTTCGTTGTCGTTGCGCTTTCGCAGGGCAACCCAGTTTACGAAGGTGCCACCAAGATCCGCACAACCACTGGCGAGAACATCACTGTTCCGCGAGTGACGGCGAATCAGGCGACCACTTTCGTCAGCGAAGGTTCGACCATCTCGCCTGCTGATCCAACGATCAGCAGCATCACGCTGTATGCAAACAAGATTGCCTCGATGACTCTTCTCAGCAATGAGTTGGTTCGCGATGCAGGCTTCGATATCACGCGAGTGGTCGGTGAGGCTGCGGGTCGCAGCATCGCTTTCCTCGCTGGTTCGGCATGCACCCTCGGTACTGGTACTGTCCAGCCGACGGGATTCATCACCGCAGCGACCAACGCACAGTTGTCGACCGCTACGAAGGCTGGTACGGTTGCGTCCACCTTCTTCGATAGCCTTGACCTCGTGACGTTGCTCTACGCTCTCGGTCCGGATTACCGAAACGCCAACACGCAGTGGCAGCTCTCGAGTGCTGCTCTTTCGAAGGTTCGGAAGATGCAGGACACGAACGGCATGCCAGTCTGGGTTCCTGGACTTGCAGCTGGTCAGCCTGATACGCTGCTCGGCTACCGCGTAGTTGAGAATGTTCACATGGCTGCCGTCGCTTCTGCGTCGAAGTCCGTTGCGATCATTCACGCTCCGTCCTATTACATCCGCGAGCTGCCGATTGAAGTCGCGTCCTCAAGCGAGTACGCCTTCAACGCTGCGCAGATTGCCATCCGAACGCTATACGCGCTCGATGGAAACCTGCCAGATCTGACGGCTCAGCGCGTGTTGGTTTCCGCCAACACCTGATCCTAGCTAACTAGGGTAGAGTTGCTCCCTGCCGCTAGACTTCGGTCTGGCGGCAGGGGCACTCGCGTTCAGATATCTCTAACGCTAGTCCAGTGCGTCTGGATACGGGCTCTTTCGAGCTCGAAATGGTGCTTGCTTTATAAGCAGGTTCGAGGCATGCTGACCGACTCTTCGGTCAAGGGAGGCAAATATGCGTATTGGTTGGACTTCGAATGCTCCATGGTCGCCTACGGGATACGGAATGCAGACACAGGAGATTGTACCTAGGCTGGTAGCCGACGGACACAAGGTTGCCATCATGGCTAATTACGGGTTGGCTGGAACCACGCTTGAGTGGAATGGCGTTCCCGTTATGCAGCAAGGGATGGACGCATACAGCAACGACCTAACGCCAGCGCAGATGGCATGGTGGATGGCGCAGGATCCGCAGGTTCCTGGACTCGGCATCACGCTCTACGATGTGTGGGTATACAAGTCTCCGCAATGGGACGAGATTCCGATTGCTTCTTGGACTCCGATCGATCATAGCGTTGTTCCAGCCGAAGTCAAGGCGTGGTTCGACCGCAAGGGCAAGGGCAAGTGGGCGATCGCGATGAGCCGATTCGGCGAGCATGAAATGCTGAAGGCTGGCATCTCTCGCGAGAATCTATTCTACGCTCCGCATTCTTTCAATGACAATATCTTCAAGCCAACGGAAAGCGAGATTCGAAAGGATCTAAACATTCCGGAGGATGCGCACCTCACGATGATCAACTCCGCGAATAAGGGCATCACGCCTATCCGCAAGTGTTTCCCTGAAATGCTGCTCGCGTGGTCAACCTTCGCGAAGTCGAAGCCGAACGCATATCTCTATCTTCACACCGACTTCTTCGGTCTGGCGAATGGCGTCAAACTGGAGCGACTGCTTCAGGCAGTTGATGCGCCAGCAGATCGCGTGCGTATCGTGCCGCAGTTCGAGTTTAGGCAAGGGCTGCCGTCTGAAGTATTGGCTCGACTATACACAGCAGCGGACGTACTACTGATGACTTCGCGTGGCGAGGGATTCGGCGTGCCAGCTATCGAAGCACAGGCATGCGGCACTCCTGTGATCGTCACAAACTGGACTGCGCAGCCTGAGCTAGTCGGATCCGGATGGAAAGTCGATGGGCAGCCAGAATGGGACGAAATGCAGACTGGCTGGTGGATGGTTCCGGAAGTTAAGCGCATCATCGCGGCGCTCGAGGAATCATACGAAATGAAGTCAACTGAACAGGCTAAGGCGGCATCGGAGGCTGCGGTGACGTTCGCGGCTGGATACACCACTACGAAAGTATACGCAGAACACTGGCATCCTATTCTGAAAGAGCTCGAACAGCGCGTCACTAGCGGATCCGCTACCGCGCTAAACCGAGAGCAGCGCAGGGCAGCCAAGCAAAAGAAATAAGGAGCTGCGATGGCGATTACTAACGGATACACGACTGGGTCAGCTGTGAAGGCTGCGCTTGGTATCATCGATTCGGATTCCGATTCACAACTCGACCTAGTGATCGAGTCCGTATCGCGCTTGATCGATGACTACACAGGACGCTTCTTCTATAACGCTGGTACCGTGACGGCATATTACGAGGCTGACGAATACCTCACATTGCCGATTGACGACTTCGTAAGCGTGTCCTCACTGACCGCCGACGATGACGCGAACGGCAATTACGAAACTACTTGGGGAACCGCAGATTATGCCCTCATGCCGTACAATGCTGCCACAACAGGTCGACCGTACAATATGATTCAGGCTACAACATGGGGAGCGCGCACCTTCCCGATCACCGTCACGAGAGGCGTGAAGGTAGTTGGCGTGCGTGGCTGGTCGAGCGTGCCTAAGCCTGTTGAGGTAGCAGCCATTATCCAGAGCGGCAGGATCTTCAACCGAAGGAATACTCCGTTCGGAATCGCGGGATCGCCTGAGGTTGGGCAAATGCGCTTACTCGCGCGATTGGATCCGGACGTGGAGCAAATGCTGCGCGCATATCGCGTGCCTCCGCAGGCTGTTTAATGGATACATATGCAGTAGGTACAGCACTCGCGGCAAGATTCTCCGGAATCACGCCACCAACAGGATACGATCCGATCAAGCAGTCCACAGTATTCATGCCAGATGCGATCTCGACCTTCCCTGCTGTCGTGATTATGCCACCAGATTCTACGCTTTCCTATATGATGAACAAGCAGATTGACGAGCTGTACACATTCACCGTACGCTTCATCATTCCGCGCTCGGCAGGTTTGGATCGTGGCATGAAGGCACTCTACACTTGGCGCGACCATCTCGTGAAGGCAGCGGTAGGCAATCAGAATCTCGACGTGAGTGGCGTGTATTCTTGCATGGTTGTCGGCGTGACTATGGGCGACGTAGCCTACGGAGGCGAGGAGGATCTGCTAGCTGTGGATCTCCGCACCGAAGTGCGTGCGCGATCCGTCGTTTCGGATATCGCACCCTGATGGCTGAGCGCGAGTTCATCCAGATTAATCTTACGCCAAGCACGCTGGTCGATAAAATGGAAAAGAATCTTGGCGATAAAGCGATAAACACATTCCTAGTCAAACTCACAGGAAAAATGGCGGCACAAACTCGCGATCGCATGCGTGCTAACTATCGCGCTGCTGGTATCGGAATCCGACATCCATCTGATGGTCTTTATGCTGCGATTCGGCAAAAGCGCATTCGTAGACAATACAGCGAGATCGGTTATTTCATCGCTCCGCTGAGCAAGACGCGACTCATCCGACGCGCATTCCGCAGGGATATCCGTCAAGTTGTGTCTTGGGGAGCGCATCGGCATCTTATCGAGTTTGGGCACAAGATTGTTACTTCGTCAAGGAGAGATACTGGAAAACGAGCGAGAGCATTCCCGTTCATTCGTCCAGCGTTCGATTGGGCGCAGCGACAGATCGATGTACAGTTGGGTCCACAGCTGCAGAAGTTCATTGACGGACAGCCAGCTGTGACACCAGAGAAATAGGAGACATATGCAAGACACAAAGAGCAATGAACGGCTAGTCAAGATCGCGCCTGTTCCGGGAATGTTTATTCCGGGAATCGAGGCGGCGATTGCCGAAGTAACACGTGACGAAGCAGACAGGCGCATCGCGACTGGCGCGTTCGTCGAAGTAGTTGATAAGCCAACAGCACCAGCTGCGGCGAAGCAAGCAGAAGATAAGGAGTAATAGATGGCTACTCGCGTACTTCAGAGAGTTCAAGGAGCATTGGAGTCAACTGCTGGCACATTCGCCAATGCTACACGCAAACTATACGGATCAGAAATCACGCACGAGCGAACGATTGCATCGATTCGTCCGGATTATCTCGACGGAACATACAACCAGAGCCGAGCAGTCTACGAGGGTATCGAGACGAACGCATTCTCGGTGACTGGTCCATTCGCATTCAATCAGGGTGTATTCTGGCTGAACGCTGCTGTCGGCAGCTCTACTGCCGTAGGCGCTTCGGCTCCGTACACTTGGACATTCAACGCTGCATCCACCGCTGACACGACCCGATCGTTCTCGCTCGAGTACGCTTGGGCGGATGGCGGTGCAGGCATTCCTGCTTCGTTCCGTATTGCGGGCAACAAGGTGAACGCGCTCACGATCAGCTGGGCTAAAGACGATGTAGTCACGTTCGAGGCTGGTATCGTATCATTCAAGGGAATGACGCAAGGCACTGCGCTTAGCGCAAGTGTGAGCGATACGGTCGAACAGCATGCGGTTGGAGCCAACAGCATCGTTTATATCGATGCTTCTGCTGGCACGATCGGCACGACCGCTGACAGCAATGTCGCGCTCGCTTCGCTTGCGATCACCAATGGTTTCGCAACGCGATACGGTCTTGACGGCACGCTTGTTGGCGCAGCACTGGATCGCTCCGCTAAGACGGAAGCAGTCCTCACGCTGACGCGACACTTCCAGAATGACAGCGAGCTCGACGCTTGGGAAGCGAAGGATCTGCGAAAGATTCGTATCGTTACCACAGGAGCGACGCTCGGTGCTGGAAACTATGAAATGACTGTCGACTTCTACGGCGTGATTGACGAAATCACCCAGACGGATGTTGATGGCAATGTAGCTCAGGAAATCACGCTCCGTCCATACGTGGATGGAAGCACCGTGACTGTGCCGTTCTCAGTAGTTCTGAAGAACAATCAAAGCACTATCTCCTGATAGAGAATAGGAGGCATCATGAGAAACTTTGAAGTAAAGATTGGCGAGCTGGCGTTCACTATGCGTGCGATGTCGGCTCGCCAATTCATCCAGGTACAGCGCGGAGAAATCGATGAAGCAGGGCTTATCGAACTGCTCGCTGCTTCTGCAGTAAATCATCCATTCGGTGAAGGCGCAGACGCATTCCTGGACGGATGCGATGTGGATACAGCACTAGCACTACTTAAAGGTTGGGCTGCGCAACAGACGGAAATCGCGAACCCAAAAGCGAACGCCAGCAACTCTCCAGAGCTCTCGCAGCCGCAAGCCTAAACTCTGGCAAGCCACAACGCGTAACTATGAACTACGCGCTCGAGGCGCTGGCGAGAAGGTGGCACATTCCACCATGGGAACTAGAAAATGCATCTAGCCCTGAATGGATTATTCTTGGGCTATATTACCAAAAAATAGAAGCAGAGGCACAGGCTTCTAGCATGAAATCGGCAAGGAGTAAGAGTGGCAGATAATCGTGCTAGTATCGTTATTGAATCCAAGGCTGCAGTTGCTCCAGGATTTCGACAGGTCAAGCGCGAGTTTGACCTGCTCAAGTCCGCAGGCAAGCAAGTCAACAATATCTTCACAGGTATTGGTCAAGGCATTGGTCAGCGTTTCGCTGGCGTTATGTTTGACGCTGTCCGAGGAGTCACCGATCTATTCACGCAGGCTGTTCCTAAGGCGCTAGAATACTCAGCCTCCATCCGTGAGATTACCGATGCAACTGGAGCAAGCGCAGAGCAGTCATCCATTCTTGCGGGAACCCTGAAGATTCTTGGCATTCCAACTGAAGGACTTGCCACCACATTTCGAACTCTATCGAAAGAAATCGTAGGAAGTGAAGAGAAGTTTGATGCGCTAGGGATCAAGATCCGCGACATCGACGGAAATCTTCTTGACACCGTAACCATTCTTGACAATGCGCGCAGTGCATTTAACCAAATGGGCGATGGCGCAGTTAAGACTAATCTTGCTATTGATCTGTTCGGAAAGAGCGCGCTCGCTTTGCACGGATATCTGCAACTGTCCGACGAAGCAGCGGCGAGTGCCGCTTCTGAGCTCGAGAAGATGGGTCTGGTCCTAAGCGACGAAACGGTGAAGGCTGCTGACGATGCAGAACGCACCTTCAACCTTCTCGGAATGACTGTTGATGGTCTTCAGATTACTCTTGCGAATCAACTTCTGCCATCTATCATTAACATCGTGAATGCCATTCGCAACTGGGTAATGGAAAATCGCGAAGGATTGCTCAAGACTCTTTCTGCTGTCACTGGTGCAATCGGTGGATTCATCTCTGGCTTGATTGGCGCAACTGATGCCGCATCTGGGTTCATCAACAGCCTTCGTGGTAGCAGCGCAGCTATCAATACGAGTAGGGCTGGACTTCAGCTGCACATCGCTGACATTAAGCGGCAGATTGCAGCATATAAGGATAGCAAAGGAGCAGCTGGTGGTGCTGCTGGAGGTTCTGCTAAGGTAACTGCTGCGCTAACTCGTCAAATCGCGAAACTAAAAGAGCAGCGCGATGCGATCAACGAAGTTATGCGAGCTCAAATCTCGCAGGCTAGAACTGCGTTCGATGCGATGTTGGCTGGGCTTGATTCATCCGAGCGCCAATTCCAACTAGATGAGCGACGAAAAGAGCTGGCTGAAGATCTTGCTGATATCGAGCAAGAATCTGCTGATGAGAAACTCAAGTCGCAGAGAGAGATCGCGTCACTCCGCGCGGAACGAGATCTCGCGGTTGCCGCTGAGTCTGATCTTGACGAACAGTTCCAGATCGCTGTAGAATACGCAGAAAAAGAACAGCGTCTCGTAGAACAATACGCAGAAGATCAGACTCGATACGAGAAAGCAGTTGCTGACGCACGCGCACAAATCGCCAAGTTCGAGGCTGAGACGAAGCGACAGGCGGCACTAGACTCTGCGCGTGAACAGATTCAGTCAGCAATTGACCTGTCTCAGAAGATTCAAGAGCTGGCTCTTTCTGATAAAGACTTCGTCAAGAATATCGCTGAACTGCGACTTATTGAACAGCAGCAGGAATCCGCGCTCAAGATCGCAATTGCAAACGGTGACTCTGAAGCGGTCAAGCAAATCGAGATCAACCTTGCGCTGGCTCGCGATGCGATCCGCGCTCAGGAAGAAACCAAAGAGATTGCCGCACATCAGAAGCGCCTAGAGCGAGAGAAGGAAAAGAAGGCGGCTGTAAAGAGCGGCAACGACGCTTTCCTTATTGCGTTAGAGCAGCAGCTCGCTGGTCTTGAAACACAGTTAGCAGCTCAAAAAGATAACAATGAGGCTGTTCGAGATTCCGCTCATGATCACGGTTTGCTTATGGAGCAACTTGAGACTGATCAGCCCGTAGTTGATTCATTCGCTGAGGCGTTCAAAGATGCGGCGAAGGCTGGTCAAGATTTCGCGCAGGCGCTGCGAGATATCAAGAGTGCCTTGGGATTCATTGGATCTCTAGGAGACATTCTTGGAACCATTGCTTCTCCGTTTGGCATGATTGGTCGAAATCTTGGCGGCATTGGTCAAACTCTTGGCAATATCTTTGATGGCACTCCAGGTGCGCCACCAAAGCCCAAGCCCAAGCCACCGACACCGCCAACGCCACCGAGCACTCCAGCAATGCCACTCCCAGGACAGTTTGGCTTTCGTTTTGGCGTTCGTGCGTATGGAGGTCCAGTCAACGCTGGTGACGCATTCATGGTTGGCGAGAAAGGTCCAGAGCTGTTCCTTCCGAACTCCGCAGGTATGATCGTTCAGGGAGCCAACGCTGGCGGCATCAACATTACCGTGAGCGCAGGTGCATTCCTCGGAAATACGCAGGACGCGAAAGACTTCGCTCGACGTATCGCTGGCGCACTCGAAGACGAGTTGTCACGTCGACGCAAGATTCAGCCCAACCTTAGCAGAAGGATGGCAGTATGAGCCTGACGCAGCCAACGCTGGCAACTAGCTCGACCACTATCACATTCCAGCATCCAGCACGCAGCGCGCAGACTCGAGCGACATGGGAGAGTGTAGGCGGCAGCCGAATAACCGCGAACGGAACTATCCGGACGTGGAGCATCGGCTATCGCTACCGATACGCACTCAGTTTCGAGTATTGCGATATCGCTACTTGGGACGCGCTAGTGGATATGTACTGGTCGAACAATAACTCGCAAACTACAGGAATCTTCACGTGGACTGACGGTCCATGGACAGATGCGCGTTCCGGAGTGGAAGTGCGCATCGATGAAATCACCGATCTGCAAACTCCATACCCAGATCCCACGCGAGCCGACTTCACAGTAGTACTTGTCGAGGTTGACGCTCGCACCACCTAGGAGGCAATCGTGACATTTAGCTCGAATCTGATTGCCGCCATCGGAGATACTCAGCAGCGACCGCTGATCAAACTCGAGATCGCGTGGGACGGCAGTGAATACATCGACGAATCTCCGTATATTATTGACGCTTCTGGTGTTGAGAGTATCGATGCCAATACTGGATCCCTACAGCCAGCCGAAGCAACAATCACGCTGGACAATCTGACTCAGCGATATTCAGCTGAGAACGATGATTCTCCGATCTATCCATACATTCAGGGTGCGTTCATCGATGTTCGTGCCAAGTTGTCACTGGGATACCATTACGCAGGGCAAGAGAACTACCGCCAGATCGGCGTGTTCGTTGTCCGACAGCTGCTGCCGCAGGATAGCGAGCGCACTGCCATTCTTGCGCTCAGCGACATCTCTGCGAGATTCGTAGATACACCAGCGTTCTATGGTCCAGTCATCGATGTTTCGCTAGATAGCGTATTCGCCAACCTCGCTGAACGCGCTGGTCTTGGCACCGCGCAATATCGAACGGCTGGATCTGCATTCAGCACTGCGCAGTTCGCGGCTGCCGTCGGTGGTGGCATGTCTGAAGAGTTCGGGCTGCTCGCTATCGCAGAGGGTGGTCGTGTCTACGTCGACAATGGCGGCACGCTGGTATTCGCGGACAACGCGACGCGCGAGGCAGAGCTGCGTGCGCCACTGATTTCACTAGACAAAGGAACCTTCCCGTTCGAGATCAGCGTACTGCGCAATACATCATCGGCAATCAACCGCGTCACGCTGGAATACGAGGATCGCGCCTCCGCTGTTTCTGACGAAACCGTATGGCAGATCACTACGCCGATTAAGGTTCCAGCTGCAGGCACAGTAACAGGCTCATCGGTCGGCACGTACTTCACTCCAGGTCAGGTCACTATTGCGTTCAACGCACAAGACCAGACGCGCTGGATTCAGTACACGCCAGTAGTATGGGCTACTGGCACTGCTAATCCTTCAGCCGCTACCGCAAACACTGATTCCTCCGGAACGGCAGGAACCGCTATCGTTATGGAGTCTGGCGACCCTGCCTCGCGGCTATCGCTTGACGGCAAACTGTATTACGAGATGACTCTCGGTGGTACAGCTACTGGTGAAGGCAATCGTGGACGAGTAATCTTCCGCAACATGAACAGCGTACCAGTGTACGTGCGCGCTTTCACACTAGTCGGCAAACCAGCACGCATGTCCTCGCCGTACGCAGTTCAGGCTGACGATGGCGACGGACAAGACTTGCTCGGTGGGCAGATCCTCGAACAAAGGATCCTAGACCCGTATCTGCCGTCCGTGGACGTGTCATATCAGCGAGCAGTGGATTTGCTGTATTTCCGTAGCGTTCGCCGCGTGCGTGTGTCCATGTCGTCAGCTCCAGGCATTCCGCTGAAGGCTGGCGAAGTATTCGCGGTACAAGATGATGCGCGAAACATTACATACCTACAACAGGTATCTCAGATTCAGTGGGCATTCAATGCGCAGAACGGATACAACTGCAGCATCGAGGGTCTACCTTCGCTTCCTGGAGCTACGAGCGTGCAGCTGGGTGATTTCATTCCAGCTATCACTGACGTAATCAGCACGACAGAGCCGCAAGGTCCATGGTATTGGGCTCCGGATGGCGATCCAACACATTCATTACTAGCATGGGATGGCGTCACACAGTGGGGTCCAATCGAGCCATCCAATCTATTGCTAGATGAAGTGCAGGCAGTGTCTGATTCGTTCACCGCAACTGTGGAACTTCCACTAACTTGGAATACAAACAACTGGGACGAGCAAGTCTGGGGCTAATGTGAAGGGAGAGCTATGTTCAATACAAACATCGTAAAGCCGACAGGGATTGTGACGGCTACGCTATCGCGACCTGATGGTTCGATAATCTCGCAGGAGCAGCATAATACCTTCACGCTGGTTGGCGCAACACGCCTTGCAGCTGCGCTTAACGGCGAAGCAGGTACGCTCACCGTCACAGATATTCAAGCATCTTCTGGCGGTGTCAGGATCTATGACTTTGACTCTACGACTGGATTCACTGGAACTAGCACTGTTGATTCTACAATCTACCGACAGGGAGCTGGCGCATTCAAGATCGAGGCTGCACCTTCGGGTACGCAGTACGTCTTTGACGCGACCACTATCAGCAGCACCGCAGTTCCTGCTTCATCTTCCATCGAGCTGTCGCTTCGATTCACTACGGTGAGTCGAGTGAACAAAACAGACTCACAACTGCGTCTATTCACGGGCGGCAACGCATCTTCGTATTACGGAATCACACTGGGCGCGCTGGAAACAGCAGCTGGCGTGACCTTCGCCGATGCGACTTGGTCGGTCTGCCGCGTTCCTATCAGCTCGTTCTCGATCGAGGCTGGCGCTCCCTCGTGGAGTACGCTCAGCGGAATCGGTCTACAGCTAGTCGCTGGAACAGCAGGAACCGCAACTGCCTATGTTGACAATGCGTTCGTGGTGAATGGGAGTCTTGACACGAGCAGCGCTGCTACGGCAGTGCCATCAGTGTACGATACTGTTGCCACGACGAACAGCAGGGCAACGCGAACTGTTACAGCGAGTGCCAGCTGGGGTCTATCTTCAGCGGTAGGCGAAACATTCTACGTGTTTGGCTTGCGTGATGGAAGCGGCAACCTTCTCGCGATTACTGGTTATTCAGCTGGTTCGGGAATCTACAAAGAACCGAACTCGCTTCTTAATGTGAGCTGGTCGCTCACGACTACAGCCTAAGGAGGGTTAGATGGCAAACAGCGGTACCGTAACAGCAGGCAGCGTCGCGCTAGCCTCGCAATACAACAATCTTCGCAGCGATGTGCTTGATATCAGCACAGGGCATACGCATACTGGCGCGTCCGAAAACGGCAAGAAGGTTCACGGAACGGCGCTTGATACAACTGGCGCAACCAATGGTCAGGTGCTCACCGCAAACGGATCAGGCGGCGCAACATTTGCCGCCGTAGCATCCAGCGGCGCGCTTTCGCTTAGCACGGCAACAGCGACATTCTCAACAGCATCTGCTGGAACTGCTGCTTTCGCATACGCGACTGGATCTGGTGGGGCAAGCATCGGCGTTAGTTGCGGCGGATCAACTTTTATGACCATTAGCACTCACAACAACTATTCGGCATCAACTCGTACGCTCTACACTTGGGATATTGGAAACACAACAGCGATTGCCACCGTCTCGCTTTCACCTGTTGCTGCTGGCACGACGATCGTTGATCAGATTGGCGGTGCAGGATTCGCTGCTGGAACTACTTTTGTTGTAAAAGAGAATTTTGGCAGCGGTAACACTTGGACAAACTATCTCAGGAAGTTTACGCGCGCAGGGACTAACTCGTGGAACACGACTCTTGCGACTTTTACCCTTGCTGCTCCTGGGAATCAGTCCGAGTATCTTGGACCATTTGGTGGTGGGAGCAGCGCTGACAACAGCCCACATTGGAGCCAGACGCTTGGTGCGTGGTACGGCGGAGACTACCGAACCACAGCGCACGCAACGGCAACAACAGGAGGCGCTGGGACTGTTTCAATCTGGCTTGTCAACGATGCGAGCGGAAGTGCATATTCTGCCGTGTTCGGAACTGCGTCGTCTACTCGCCCAGCGTGGACAAGCGCCACTGTATTCGTCCCAGACAATGTTGGAACGCCAACTGCTGGGACTATTCACGCATTCGGTAGAAGCACAAACGCTACAAACACAGACAGCGTGTACCGTTATTGCAAATATACTGTTGGCAGCGCCAGCATCACTGCCGCATCAACCGCAGATAACACTCTGTTCAACTCGTCTGACACTCCGATTTGGGCAATCTGGGATTCGGTCAACTCACTCATTCTTGTAGCAAGCGCCTACGGCATTTACGCGCTAGATCGTACTGGTGGAACCGTAATGTGGCGCACGCCACACACTGCTGCTGCGCGAATCCACGATATTGCAACTGGATCTAGAAGTATGATTGCTATGGGTGCTGGAAATGATGCTGCTCCAGTTGAGCAGCATTACGACTTGCAAACAGGATGGTCAATCGGCGGCAATGGGCGCCTCAGTGTTCGCAAGTTTGGATCTGTAGGACCAGCGATGATTCCCCACGGTCTGCTTGCTTCGGGAAACTCAGCCAGCAACAACGCCCCATCTCCGCTTATTGGCGTCGGCTCAGCAACGCACTTCTTGACTAACAATGAAGCGCTCAGCGGAACTGTGTTGCAGTACCCTCTGGCTGGCGTTGCGCGGGTACAGATTGCTGGTACATCCTCTGCGGCGTATCGTCAACTAAGTCCACAAATGATCACGCCAAGTTGGGGCATCATATCATTTGACGCACCAAATAGTTTTGAGGTGCAAAATGGCGCATCGTATGGTCTGAGCGGAAACTTTGAACGCAATATTTATTTTGGATTGAATATGACGCTGATTGCTCCTGGAACTGCTACGATCTTTGCGAATGTTGCAAACACTTGGGGTGTAAACACTCAAACGCTGACCAATCTTGGAACAGCAACATTCCTTACAAGCGGTGGCACCGCAACTGTTGAAACGCGCACAATCACAATGGCGTAAGGAGAGAATATGGCAGACAAACTGTTCATTCGCGCAGACGATTCTGGCGAGATTTACACTTGGGGCGCGGAACTCCCTGATGCAATTGAGATTGCAACATCTGCGATCCCTTCAGATTGGTACAAATACTCGCACGCGAAATACCGCTGGAGCGGAACCGCTCTTGTGGCGCGCGCAGGGTGGGTTGCGCCTGTGATTGACGAAACGGTCAGCATCCCATCACGCACTACAGAGCCTGAAACTCCCGCTGATCCAGAATGACCAAGAGCCAAGTTGATTCAATCGTAGAGCGACTGGATCGGATTGAAGCCGACCTAGCCTGCGTGCGCGTTGAGATGGCAGAGACACGAGGAGCCTATCGATTGGCGAAGTTCGTCATTGCCCTCCTCGGAATCAGCGGTCTGGGAGGTCTTACCGCGTGGCTATCTAACGCTAAGTGAGCCAACGCGCACTTGCGTTCCTGCTGGCACTGGCAACTCTGTTGCCGTTCGCTGCGAGCGCCTACGCACTTGACAGCGCAGATGAATGGGATCAACAGATTGATTCCAACGGCACGATCACGCTCACCGATGGCACGATCCTGATTCAAGGCAGCAACAACGCTGGTCCTGGCTATCCGTGGCAGAACACGGTGACTGGATTGACAACAGACTCATCGCTTGGCGAGACGGTGTCGTTCGACTGGTCATACTGGACAACCGACGGTGCGTTCTACGACCAAGCGCAGATGCTGCTCAACGAGAGCTGGGTTGACCTTGCTATCTGGAATCAGGGCGGCTACGACCCGAAGCAACAGAGCGGCAGCCAAGAGGTCTATGTCACGGCAGGCGGCATCTTCGGATTCCGCATTATGAGCATCGATTCCTGCTGCGGCGCTGGCTTCTTGGAGATCAGCAACACCACGTGGGTCGTAGGCAGCCCGACGCCGTCTCCGGAGCCAACTCCTGAGCCGACTCCTACACTAACTGCTCAACCTAGCGTAGAGCCGTCTCCGACAGAGCCACCTACGCCGAGCCCAGAGCCGAGCGTAGAGCCAACGCCAGAGCCTACGCCGACACCACAACCTACGGAGGCACCAGCCACGCCTGAGCCGTCGCCTGAGCCAACGCCAGAGCCGACGCCAGCGCCAAGCGAGGAGCCATCAAATGAACCAACACCTACACCAACGCAGCCAAACCAGACTTCCTCACCCGAGCCGACGACCGCTCCATCAGAAGAGCCGTCGGAGCCTCCTACCGCTTCTCCTGATCCCACTCCTGTTCCTACTACTGAGCCAACACAGCCCGCTCTGCCAGATGTAGGCGAAGCAGTCGAAGCGGTAGCAGAAGTTGCAGGAGCAGCCGTCGAAGCAGTTGCAGATGCGCTTGGCGACATCGCAGCAATCGGCGAGATCGGCAAAGATCTTGACACAACCGAAAAAGAAGAAGCGCAACCAATGGCAGTCGCAGTCATCTCTAGCCAGATCGCCAGCGTCGCAGCGGCGGCAGCAAATGCCGCACGCAGCTCAGGCGGTACGAGCGGTGGAGGTGGCAGCAGCGGAGGCGGCGAGATGGGCGCGCGTAGCAGAAAGGGTCGCCGCTAATGTTTAAGAATGTTATCTTGGATCTTATTGGTGGAGCGTGGACTATTCTTGGTCTACTTTTTGCCGTAGTGGTTCTGCCAGAAGGACAAACGCAAAGCACAATGGCAGCACTATTTATCCTGTTGACGATTGCATGGATTGCAACTGGACCATTGAGATGGAGGGAATAATGGCACGAAGCGAAGATCACATTGACGACATCCACGAGCAGGGCTGGACTCGCGTGGACACTGCGCCAAACGAATGGGTTGCACTTGTACCAAACGATGACAACAGTGCCTTCGGCGGTACGCTCTGGAAGCAGGGTGAAGACGGCAAGGAATACAGCGAAGGCTGCACAGCTGGTCATCCGATTAGCGCTGCGCTAGGCTTTGAGTCGGCAGCTCGCGCGATCGCGGTGCTAATCAAAGAGGAGAACCCATCTTGAGGATGCGGATCAAATCTCAATTGTATAGCGACGCTGAGGCGCAGAAGAAAGTCGGCGCGGTGCTTGACGATTGTGGACCCTCAAGCGCGGCAGCAGCCGTCGCCTATGTCAACGGATACGCGCCTGACTTTCAGGCATCCGACGGCGTAGCGGCGAAAGAGCGCGCCACTGGTTTCAAGGAGAAGCAAGGCGTCAGCGACAACGGCTCCAGCCTATCTGACCTTATCAAGACTGTGCGCGAACTAGGCGGCAAGGCACGTGCAGCCGACACCTTCGCTGAAGCGGTGGAAGCGGCTAAGGCTGGCGCTGCCCTGATTGTCTGGGTGCAGGCACCGATCGGCTACCCAGCGCAGGCGCTGTCCAAGTGGCATCGGAACTGGGCGTCCTACTGGCAAAAGAAAGATCCGAAGGTGATCGCCGCTGGATATGGGCATATGACCTCGGCATCCTACGATGCCGACGCCAAGACCTTCCAGTTCGCAGACCCTACCTTTGACGAGAAGCACCCGAAGGAGCAGTTCGCCGTGGCAATCACGGAGGCTGATCTGAAAGCAATCGCCTCCGGAAAACCAGGATCGCCTGCATCACACATCGTCATTGTGACGAAGAAGGAGAAACTATGAGCAAGTTTACAGCATTCCTCGCAACGACCTCGGTAGACGAGGCGATCATTGACTTTCTTCGTACAGGTTTGAGCACTGCTATCGCCGTTAGCCTTGGTTTGGGAATCCCGCTAATGGACATCTCCGGAGGTGACTTCCGCACAGTTCTGAGCGCCGCACTCGCCGCAGGATTGCAGGTTCTACAGACCTATCTCGATCCTTCAAATGACCGTTATGGTCTTAGCACGAAGCCAAAGAAGTAAGAACCATACAACTAAGTAGGTGGCGCGTATGGGCAAGCGGATTCCCATCGAATGGGGCAAGATTAGAACTAAGCCAGCTCTCTTGGTTGGCTGCGGGAATAGTAGACATATGGAGGCATCATGTCGAAACTCGAGGCAGCACTGGTTGCTGCACGGAAGAAAAATAAAGGTACGCCATGCGGAGTGGGTATCTTACTTTCAACAATCAAAGGTGAAGACCGCGACGTATTTCTCTCCGCGCTCAGGGATCCAGCAGTTTCAAAGAGAATGCTCAGTGAAGTAATAGAATCCACGTACGGAGTGCGCATCGCAGAAGGAACTCTCGCGCGACATCATCGCCGAGCGTGCATGTGCAATCATGAGTGATCTTGAGAAGTCACTGACCGAAGCAGCTGCATACGAAGAGCTGCGCGCTGCGCATAATCGTGCGCTACGTGCTCTTTCAAAGAAAACTATCAACGAGCAGGAGCTGGTGGATGCTGTCTATCGTGCGGCACGAGATGCCGCTGCGATTATCAAGATTCCGCCAGTTCCTGCGCCAAAAGCAGACAAGCGCAAGGGATCCGCTGAAACATGCGTGGTAGTGCTGTCCGACTGGCAGCTCGGAGCTACGCGAGCGGGTGAGTATAGTATTGACATTGCGCGCAAGCGTATTGAGTTGCTAGCTCAGAAGGTTGAACGGCTGATTGCGATTCAGCGACAGGATCACCCTGTTGAAGAGATCGCAATCTACGTGCTAGGCGATATCGTCGAGTCCGACGGCAACATCTTCCCTTCGCAGTCGTATGAAGTGGAGTCTGGTGGTCTGTATGTCCAAATCTTCGAAGCGGCGCAGATCCTCGCAGACTTCGTACGCAAGATGGCGGCGCTTGCTCCGAAGGTGCGGGTGCGCAATGTTATTGGAAATCATGGGCGACTCGGTCGCTACGGTGATCACTCGCCTGAGAGCAATGCAGATGCGATAACATATCGCGTAGCTCGCGACCTAGTTCGCGAGCCGCGTGTTGATTGGCGCGAAGCATTCACGCTAGGCGCACGACACTGGTATGAAACGGATGATCTGCCAAGCGGCAAGGCATTCCTAGTTCACGGCGATCAGTTCCGCGGAGGCGCATTCGGATTGCCGTACTACGCTATTGCTAAGCGCGCTCAGGGTTGGAATCTCAGTGTCGCACCATTCGACTTCCTATTCTATGGACACTGGCACACGCCAGCGCGTCTTGTGATGTCAGACGGCTCGCATACTATCTGGGGCTCTCCTTCTATTGAGAGCGGCAACAGATATGCGCAGGAATGGCTGGCTGCTAGTGGCACGCCAGCGCAGTGGTGTCTGTTTTTCGGCAAGGATGGCGTGACGGCAGAATATCTGGTACGACTTGAAGACATTAAACGAACCGACAAGAAATGAGTACTGCGAAGTTTGTGAGGAGTTCACGTCGAAGGTTTACGCCTTCAACACAACTCCGCTAGGCATCGATTCGATGGGCAATCTCGTATGCGAAGAGAATGCCATATGCCTAGAATGCATCACGCTGCTCATCGCAATGGCGAAAGACAACATACTCCCAGACCAATAATACGCTGGTAGCCTCACGGCGATCCAGCCTAGACCCAGAGAGTCATGGCGCGAGCCTCCCGCTGCCACCTCTCTGGGTCGCCTGACCCTTCCGCTGACGCGGGAGGGTCATTTACTATTGGAGCCGTGATTGTACAGACAGGGGCACCTGCCCTTGCCATCGTACAACCCTAGCCCAGTGCCGTCCTGTATGGGTTTGATCGAGCTCGACGTTGGGCGGCTCAGGCGGCTCGAGCTCGAGAGCTCCTCCCAAAAATAGTCCGGAAACCATGGTTGCTTTTGTACAACCTTCGATGCATGATTGACTCAGGCGCTGAGGAAGCGGGTCATTCGACCAGCTGGCGCAAGAGGAGGACGAAAATGCGAAAAAATATCGGAAGCGCACTCAATCAGGCGACGGGATGGCGAGAGATCCACGATCTCTATTGCCCAGATCTAATGATCGCGACGCGCAGCGATTTCGATGCGATCGCGGCATTCGAATCGATCCCGGAAGCAGTCGAAGATGCGGCGAACTCGAATAACGAGTCCCACGAATACGCGCTCGAGAATATTGTCCAGATCTATGCGTGTGCCAAGAAGGCTGACAAGTCAAGGGAGGTGCGATAATGGGTAAGTTCAAGGATCTTGCAATCATCGAGGAAAACAAGAAGCAGGAACTGTTCCACGAGCAGGCGCTGCAGCTGCAGAGAGAGGCGAACGCACTAGCGAGTCGGATCGCTGCTCGCAAGGGCAGCGGTCTGTACCGATATCGCTTCGCTGGTCCATATGCGCCAGCGCAGTGCATCGACTGCGTGTCGGAGGTGCGCAAGCAGAACCCAGAAATGAAGCCGAACGATTGGCTGCCTGCAGCGTGGGTTGGCTGGATGTTCGACGCAGCCTGCGATAGCTGCGACACGGTACCGAACGGACGCACAGAGGATGGAGCTCGAAAGTGACCGTATCTAACGGCACTGGGCTAGCTATGTATGTGGCTAGGGGCATTGTTCCCTGCCAACAGGAGGACTAGTATGTTACACGAAATCAAGCAGGTCGAAGATACTCAGCCAAGTGAAGCAGGAGCGATTAGCGGATATGAAGCGGAATGCACTTGCGGATACAAGGTTCGGCGCTCGCTTCGTACAATCGCAGTGATGGACGCTATCGAGCATTGCTTTGCCAGCACGTACAAGAATCACTTGCTTAATGGCAAGCGATCAGGCATAATGCCGTCAGACGACGGCTATGATTGCTGAAGCATATAGGAGGACTTGATATGCAGACGTTCTTACCGTATGATTCGTATCAGGAAACAGCTCGCTGCCTAGATTATCGCAGGCTGGGCAAACAGCGCGTTGAAACATTGCAGATTCTCAATGCTCTCAACGGACAGAGTCGCGGCTGGGTCAACCATCCCGCTACCAAAATGTGGCGCGGTCACCGCGTACACCTTATCTCGTACGGTATCGCTATCTGCGATGAATGGATTCGTCGCGGATACAAGGATACGTGCGGTCAAAAAATCCTAGGACATCTTGATGCTGCGTACGCTGCGCAGGAATATGACATTCCGCCATGGCTAGGTTACGAACCGCTACATTCATCGCATCGCAGCAATCTATTGCGCAAAGATTCCGCGTACTATGGTCAGTTTGGTTGGCGCGAACGCGATGACATGCCGTATGTTTGGGTCGAGTCTGACGGCTGGGTCTGGACGGACAAGTCGGGTCGGGTCGGGTCGGTCGGGACGGCTGTACGACCCAAATCCGAACTCGACTTGCTTTATACAGCAGATCAGGCATAATGAGGGAGTTGGTTGAGGACGACCCGCTGGGTCGGTACCGACAGGAGGAAAAAATGACGAGGACTTGGGGCAAACTGGAAATCCGCAAAGGGACTAGCGTCCGAAAGTACTTTATCGATGGCGTGAAGCGCGAGGAGCTTCTCCCATTCATGCGCAAGGTTCTGCGCAACGAAGGCACGCCGAATCTCACGATGATCACTCGCAATCCTGGTCGCGGCGGCACTGCTTCCGTTAACTTCATGGGAACAACAATCGAATTCAGTGATAAATCTAGTTTCCTTCACGAGCTCTCGCATACGCAAGTGTACGACGGCTATTGCGAACATTCAGGCAAGACGCGACGGCTGACGTGCGAATGCTCTCACTCCGTAGAGTTTCACGTGAACCTATTCAAAATGTATGCGCGATATCTCAGCAAGGATGAAGCGGCTACTGCGCGGCGAAGCGAATACCGCTACCATCCAGTAAACAGCGGGAAGGCTGCGCGCAAGGTTCGCAAGTTTGCGGAGTACCGCCAATGGAAGGCTAGCCGACGCGAGAACCGCAAGCAAGAGGTTGCTGATATCTCGCAAGAGAACCGCGACGCGGCGGCAAAGTTCAACCGCGAAGCAGCGCAAGATGCTTGGAACAGGATGGCTGAACGAAACGATTGGTCGCGTGCCTATCGAATCAATTGGTATGGACCGAACAGCATCTCTTGGACTACCGAGAAGGTATGGTACGATAACGATAAAAAAGATTGGGTGCGCGAACCGCTTGCTGAACCAATCGCTCACGCTTGGGGACGCGGAACTACCGCGAAAGTTTACCCGAACGGCGAAGTCCGTTTGATTACTGGCAAGGTAGTGATGCGATTGGAGGTTCCGCGATGAATAGCCGCAAGAAAGTGCTTGATCGCGGAACCGAGGGCTCTGGTAAGGGCGGTAAGGCGTGGGAGATCTATGAGGAACTCCGCGCCGACGGCTCCGCGGAGCTGTTCGTTTACGTCAAGTCATTCCGCTTCGGTGGCTCCGTCCTGTTCGCAGCCGATATGGCTGCGGCGCGGAGCATCGTGGATGTGTACCTGCGCAGCGGGTACAATGCTGCGTGCAGTGTATGCTGACGCAGCGAGTTGACTACGCTGCTGGTCGCAAGACCAGTGGCGTTCGGTTGGGCAACCAGCCGAACATTAGTTCAGGGTCGTGCGGCATGGGATCCTGCGGCGAGAGCCGTCATGATGCCGCAAGCAGTAGGAGGTAGCATGGCTACTAAGTTCAGCAACGCTGCGGAGGCAAACGCAGCAGCCGAGGCGCTCAATAGCGCCAGCGGTGCACTCGCCGATGCGGCTCGAACAGTTGCCGCGTCAGATCCGTGGATCACGGACAAACTGACGCGTCAGTCTGGGTTCACTGGTCGCATGGCGGCAAAGATTCAGCGACTCGCTGATAAACTCAGCGAGCGCGAGAGCTCTGCGGACGCAGAGTAACAGAGGAGGAGGACTGTCATGATCAAGCAGGAACGGAAGCGTCAATTCTGCAAGGGCTGCGGGTCGCGGATGCAATATCCGTTCGTTGCCCTAAGCAGGTTCGATAATCGAACGAAAGTGTGCAGCGAGTGCGGCACTTGGGAGGCGATGATTCAGTTCGGCGCTATGGTTGATGGAAGCAATCCACGTCAAGCGCTCGCTGGTCCAGGCAAGGCATCCGCATGAAGAAAGTCCGCAGCTCCGCTAGCGGAAAGCAGCTGGCGTTCTGCCCGCAAGGGCATGGCGCTATGTATTGGATCGAGCAGTCAGGGAAGTACTACTGCTCGAGCCAAGAGCATGACGTCAGCGGAGCTGCGGCATTCTTCACAGAAGCGCAGTCAGAAGGTCTGCGCCGTAACACAACGAAGCGGCATATGGCAGGGGAGGTTGCCCCTGCCATACCTGCCGACTAGTCTAGTGCCGTTATACACGGCTGAATGCAAGGAGGAACGATCATGAGGACAATGATTGCTGAGGCGGCTACGGTTGCCATGGGGCTGCTCGCTATGGTGCTGTTGCTGGCACTTGGGAGCATGTCATGAGGCTGAATCGAAAGGGAAGTCCAGTAGTATATCAACAGGTGGCTACGCGATACCACCGACAGCTGCAACAGGCTGAGCGCTCCGCGCTGCTAGCAGACATCGCGCTGCTGTGCTACGGGCTGGCGTTCGTGGTATTCCTGTTTGCGGTGGCGGGCTGATGCCAAAGCAGTACGAGTTCATCAAAGCAGAGCAGCGCAGCGAGGAGTGGCTGAAACTGCGCAAGGAAGGGCTGGGCGCTAGCGACATTCCTGCCGTTCTGGGCATCTCTCCGTACAAGACACCGTACCAACTCTGGGCAGAGAAGCGCGGCGATGTTCAGCCACCCAAACTGGGTGCGGCTGCAAATCGTGGCGTGCTGCTTGAAGATTCGGTAGCG